CGTGAGCATGGACGGCGTGCGAAAGATTCCTGTGGCCTTGATCACGGCGCTGGCGGTGCAGACGATCGGCGGCCTGGTCTGGGCGGGCGGCGCGGCGGCGCGGATCGGAACCCTGGAAGACCAGGTCGCGGAACAGAGGCTAGTCGCGGAACGGCTGGCGCGGTTGGAAGCCCAGGGCGAGGCGACACGGGCGGCTATGGATCGGATCGAGCGACGGTTGGAGACGCGGCGATGAGCCGGTTGGCGGAACGGACGGCCCCCACTCTGTCGGAGGCCGTAGCCATCGAAGGCTACGCCTCGCTATGGGGCGTGGCGGATCTGAACCGGGATGTGGTGGCGAAGGGGGCGTTCGAGGCCAGTTTGGCCAGGACCGGCGCGGGCGGGGTGCGGATGCTGCACCAGCATGAGGGGCGGACAGTGGTCGGGCTCTGGGACCGGATGGTCGAGGACGACAGGGGCTTGTTCGTCAGTGGGCGGATCATGGACTGGTCGGCCGAGGCGCGGTTCGCGGGAGCGCTGGCGAAGGCCGGGGCGATGGACGGGTTGTCCATCGGCTTCCGCCCGGTCCGGGCTCGGCGCGACGGGGCGCTGCGAGTACTGAGCGAGGTGGATCTGTGGGAGGTGTCGCTGGTGACTTTTCCCATGCTGCCAGGAGCGCGGTTCAGTTCGGTCCGATGACCCGCGACGTCTGCCATCCATCGACCACCTTGCGGACGGCCGTGAGGACCTTCGGTTGCTTCACGGCGCGACCCGCGAAGATGGCGAAGAAGACGGCCACGGCGAAGGGCAGGCGGAAAATGAAGACCAGCAGGAGGGAGATCACGCCGATCAGGACCCAGAGCCCGATCAGCAGCGACATCTGGTCCGTGGAAACCCGGGGCTCGGGCAAGGAGTCGGGCGTCAGGAGCGCGACCGGGAGGTGGCGTGGGGGCGCGTCGACCTCCTGGACCCGCTGGAGCGCGCCGACATTGACGAGCGGGAGCGGTTCGACGGACGGGATGGGGTCACGGTCATTGTGACGATGCAAGTCTAGCAAGGGCTTGGGCGGCATCTGCCGGGCCGGCTCGAAGTGAATGGACTGGCCCTGGGCGTTGACGGTGAAGACCTGGTCGAAGGCCACGGTAGAGAAATCGATGGCGCGGGTGTCCTGGCCATAGCTGTCGCCGATGAGGCCGAGCAGGACGCCATGGCGGACGCGGGCCTTGAAGGCGATCGGATCGGGCAGGTGGCCGACCATGACGTGGACCGTGCCCAGGTCGCCGGTTGGACCCGTGGCGGGCGTCGGACGGCTGCGATCAACGATCATCTCGGTGAACAGGCCGAAGCCGGAGTTGCGGCGCTGGCTGGGCCGGCTTTCCTCGAACTGGCCCGCCAGATCGGGGATCTCCGTGCGGAGGTCGTGGACCAGGGCGTCCATGACGGCCCGCTCGAGGCGGGTATAGCGGCTCATCGGACGGCTCCCAGGAGCGCGGCCGCGAGGCGGGCGAGATGAAGATTTCCGGGGCGGTTCACGTCCCGACCCTAACCGCGATCGGCGGTTCTTCAACACCGGAGACAGAATGAAAGAGACCAAACAGGCCCCGGCCACGCCGGAGGCGCGCGCCGCCATGCACGAAATGATGGCGGCGTTCGAAGCGTTCAAAGGCGCCAACGACACGCGGCTGGACGAGATCGAGCGCAAGGCGTCGGCCGATACGCTGCTGGAAGAGAAAGTGGCGCGTATCGACCAAGCGGTGGCCAGCGCGCAGGCGCGGCTGGACCGGGTGGTCAGCGAGGGGCGCCGGCCGCCGCTCGGGGCCGAACCCAAGCTGATCGAGGCGCCCGAGGCCAAGGCGGCCTTCGACGGCTATTTGCGCGCGGGCGCATCATTCGGGTTGGAGCTGAAGGCGGGACTGTCGTCGGCGTCGAACTCGGCCGGCTATGTCGTACCCGAGCAGACCGAGCGCGCCATCGAGCGACGGCTGATGGCGGGGTCGCCGATGCGCGATATCTCGACAGTGCGCACGGTGCAGGCAGGGGTGTTCCGCAAGCCGGTGTCCATCGCCGGAGTGGGCTCGGGCTGGGTGGCGGAGACGGCGGCCCGGCCCGAGACCGATCCGGCGACCCTGGCGCTGCTGGAGTTTCCGTCGGCTGATCTCTACGCCTGCCCGGCGGCGACCCAGTCGCTGCTGGACGACGCCCTGGTCGATCTGGACGAGTGGCTGGCCGCCGAGGTCGAGGACGCCTTCGCCGCGCAGGAGACCCAAGCCTTCGTCAACGGCGACGGGAGCAACAAGCCGCGCGGCTTCCTGAACTACACGATCGTCGCCGATGCAGATCAGGACTGGGGCGAGATCGGCTACATCGCCTCTGGCGCGGCCGGCGCCTTCGCTCCGACCAGTCCGGCGGATCGCCTCATCGATCTGATCTATGCGCCCAAGGCCCAGTATCGGCCCAATGCCCGCTTCGTGATGAACCGGCGCACGGTCTCGGCGGTGCGCAAGTTCAAGGACGCGGACGGCAACTACATCTGGCAGCCGGCGCAGCGAGCGGGCGAGACGGCCTCGCTGCTGGGCTACCCGGTCACCGAGATCGAGACGATGCCGAACATCGCGGCCAATGCGGCGGCGATCGCGTTCGGCGACTTCCGGCGCGGCTATCTGATCGTCGACCGAGCGGGCGTGCGGGTGCTGAGGGATCCGTATTCGGCCAAGCCCTATGTGCTGTTCTACACCACCCGGCGTGTCGGCGGCGGGGTGCAGGACTTCGATGCGATCAAGGTGATGAAGTTCAGCGCGACCTAGCGCGCTGAGGGCGTGAGTAGTCGGTGGCGGGCGGCGAGAAGATCGCTGCTCGCCGCCCATCGTTCATCACCAACAAGCAAAGCGAGGTCGACATGACCGCACCGGTGTCCCTCACCGAGGCGAAGCTGTTCCTGCGCGTCGAGCACGGCGCCGAGGACGGGTTGATCCAGACATTGATCGACGCCGCCCGTGTGCGGGTCGAGAGCGAGGTCGGCCTGACCCTGACTTCCACCTCGCCCGCTCCGCTGCGGCTGGCCATCCTGATGCTGACGCTACGCGCCTATGAGCGGGGCGAGACCGAGATGCCGATCCAGCCGGTCGAGGCCTGGCTGGCACCGTACCGTGTGGTGCGGTTGTGATCGCCGCGCGCCTGCCGCTGTTGGCCCAGGTGTTCGAGATCATCGAGGCGGAGACGCCTTATGGCGGGCGCAGCCTGACCTATGAGCCGATCGGCTCGGCCTGGATCAGGCCGGGGCCGACGCGACGGCGGGAACGGGGCGAGGCGGGGACTTCGACGGCGGTCGAGACCCTGGCAGCCGAGAGTCGGTTGGATCCGCGGCTGATCGTCGGGCGGGTGCTGCGCTTCGGCGGCGGAGACTGGCGCATCGTCTCGGGCGAGCCGGTCAATGGCCGGAGCATCCTCAATCTGGAGCGAACCCGATGAGCCAAGAACTGGCCCTGCAGAAGGCGCTGGTCGCGCATTTGAGGAGCGATCCGGCGACCTCGGCCTTGCTGGGCGACCGGATCTGGGACGCGCCGCCGCCGGAGCCGAGCTATCCGCACCTGTTGATCGGCCGCAGCGAGAGCCGGCCGGTAGCGGCGGACGGCGGCGGGATCGAGCACTTGCTGACCCTGACCATCGTGTCCCGCTTCCAGGGCGGAGAGGAAGCCAAGACCGTACTGGCGTCGGTCCGTGCGTGTCTGGCCGATGCGGCGCTGGAGGCGGACGGGGTCCGGACCATCAGCCTGGGCGTGCGCTTCAGCGATGTCTGGCGGTCGCCCACTGGTCCCCGAACCTATGCGGTCCTGCGCGTGCGGGCCGTGACCGAAGAGACCTGAACAGGACGGAGAATCACATGAGCGCTCAACGCGGCAAGGACATCCTTCTGAAGATTGAAAGCGAAGGCGGCGGCTTCACGACCGTGGCGGGATTGAGGGCGCGGACCATCGCGCTGAACGCCCGGACGGTCGACGCGACCGACGGGGACAGCGCCGGGCGCTGGCGCGAGCTTTTGTCCGGCGCAGGGGTACGGTCGGCGGCGGTGAACGGTCAGGGCGTGTTCCGGGATACGGCGTCGGACGCCCTGATCCGAGAAGCCTTCTTCAGCCAAGCGGCGCGGACCTGGCGGTTGATCGTGCCGGACTTCGGTCAGCTTGAGGGGCCGTTCCTGGTGGCGGCGCTGGAATACGCCGGGGAGCATGAAGGCGAGGCGACTTTTGCAATCAGTCTGGCCAGCGCCGGCGAGATCGCCTTCGAGGCTCTGTGATGAACGGCGCACGGGGAGAGGCGAGGGTTCAACTGGCCGGCGAGGACCGCACGCTTTGTCTGACGCTGGGCGCGCTGGCGGAGATCGAGACGGTGCTGGGCGTCGCGGGGTTGAGCGGCTTGGCAGACCGGATGCGCATGCTGTCCGCGCGTGACCTGACGGCGGTGCTGGCGGCCCTGCTCAGGGGCGGCGGCGAAGCGGCGTTAGCCGGTAACCTAGCCGCAGAGGCGATCGATCCGCGCGAGGCCGCTGAAGCGGTGGCGAGGGCCTTCACGGCGGCGGCGGAATGAATACTCGCTGGGGCGAGATGCTGCGGACCGCCGCGGGCGTGGGGATCGGGCCCGCGGCCTTCTGGCGGCTGTCGCTGAGGGAATGGCGAATGCTGATGGCACGGCCTTCGGGGGCGGAGCCCATGGGACGCGATGCGTTCGAACGACTGGCGGAGACATGGCCCGATGAGTGAGACGTTCAGGCCCGATGGGCTGGAAGAGACGCCCCGGCGGGTCGCGGAAGCGGCGGCGGCCCTGGAGGGTCTGCGGGAACCCGCGGAGCGGGCGGCGGCGGCGGTCGAGGATGCCTTCGGCAAGGCGGCCGACGGACTGGCGCGATCACTGGCGAGAGCGGCGGCGGATGGGGAGGTCACGCTCGCCGAACTGGCGCGCGCCGTGTTGACGGTCGTCAACAGCACGGGCGGGGGAGCGTCGGGGTTGTCGAGCGCTATCGCCAATGCGGTGTCGGGACTGTTCTCGGGCAGCCGGGCCGATGGCGGATCCGTCTCCGGTGGGGGAGCCTATCTGGTCGGCGAGCGTGGACCGGAAGTGTTTCGCCCGATGGGCTCGGGAACGATCGAAGCGGCGCCGGGAAGCGCGGTGACGGTGAATGTGTCCCTCGGCGGCGGGGGTCCGGGTTTGCTGCGTTCCGAGGCCCAGATCGCGCAAATGCTCGCCCGGGCGGTGGCCCTGGGCGCAAGGAGGTTGTGATGTCTTTCCATGAGGTGCGGCTGCCCGCACGTCTGGCGTTCGGATCGACGGGCGGGGTCGAGCGGCGGACCGAGGTGGTGACGCTGGGATCTGGCCACGAGCGCCGGTCGACGCCATGGGCGGCCGGGCGAAGGCGTTATCTGATCGGTGCCAATCTGCGGTCGCTGGACGACATGGCGACGCTGACGGCCTTCTTCGAAGCGCGGCGAGGGCGGTTGTATGGTTTCCGGTTTCGGGACTTTGCGGACTTCAAATCCTGTGCGCCGGGCGCGAGCGTCGGGGTTAGGGATCAGGTGTTGGGCCACGGTGACGGCGCGCAGACGATCTTCGCCCTGCAAAAGGCCTATGGCGAAGGGGCGGACGCGTGGAGGCGCACGATCGCCAAGCCCATCAACGGATCGGTGCGGGTGGCCGTCAATGCGGTCGAAACCTCGGCCTTCATGGTCGACGCGGCGACCGGGCGGGTGACCCTGGCGGCGGCTCCTGCAATCGGAGCGGTGGTCACCGCGGGGTTCGAGTTTGATACGCCCGTGCGCTTCGACTCCGACCGGATCGAGGTGACGCTGGAGAGTTTCGACGCCGGCAGGATGGCCGCCTTGCCGCTGATCGAGATCAGGATCTGAGCCATGCGTGACATTCCGAGCGAAATGGTCGCCCGCATCGAAAGCGGGGCGGCGACGCTGTGCCATGTCTGGCTGCTGATGCGGCGGGATGGTGAGCGGATGGGCTTTACGGATCACGACCGCGACCTGGAGGTCGATGGCGTGGTTTGCCGCGCAGCCAGCGGCTGGACAGCGGGGGTGATGGAGAGCGCATCGGATCGTGTTGGAACGATCTCTGTGGCGGGCGGTCTGGATGATGCGGCGATCCGGGCGGAGGATCTGGACGCTGGCCTGTACGACGGTGCGACCGTCGACCTATGGCGGGCGGATTGGGCCAGGCCGGATCTCACGGTGCGCCTTTGGTGCGGACGGTTGGCCACGGTGCGGCGGGAGGGCGAGGCCTTTACGGGCGGCCTCGAAGGGCCGCTGGCGGCGCTGGATCGGGTGGTCGGTCGGACCTTCGGGCGCGGCTGCGAGGCCGAACTGGGCGACAGTCGTTGCGGCGTCGTGCGCGCCGCCTTTCCGGGCAAGACCTGTGATCGGCGCTGGGCGACCTGTGTTGGAACGTTCCGAAACGGCGCCAATTTCCGCGGTTTTACCGACATCCCGGGCGACGATTTC